CGCCTTTTTTGGAGCAAAAAACATGGCCGAACTTAACCCGCCACTGGGCACGACGACGCCGGAAATATTCATGGACAACGTTAAGCGCGCTGACGAGCTGGTTAACGGTCCGGCCGGAACGGTTAACGACCGCGCAGGTGAACCGCTCGATACCTGGCGCCTGATGATGGCGAAAAATGATGAGATACGGCAGAACATCATTCCGCTCAGCAAGCAGTATGCGACGCTGGCAGCGGCCCAGGAGGATATAGCGAATATTCCGGTGGGCTCGACCACGTATTACCGCAGCCCGGATGACAGCGCGCTCGCAATCGAGGTGATGAACGTTGGCGGGACTCTGACCACAACCGGGCGAAAAATGCCTTCGTATGACCTGGTAGCGGCCATCAGCCAGGCGGTAACGGTGGAGGTCATGGCCCGAACAGGTCTGATATTCAGCAGCGATGACCAGACCATGCTCTCTTTATGCGATGAATGGGGATATGAAGCCGGGCGGATCACTGAGAATAGTTTCGAAACGAGAAAACTCAGACTGATCCAGTCAGAGACAGGGCCGCTACTGACGATGGTTGATGATTTCGGTTATGCGGTGAATCTGTTTTCCGAAAGAGGCGCATTGGTTGCCGGAAATAATGAGTTGTCAGATTCAGAGTCGCTTATTTCCTTCCCTGATGAATTCGGGAACGAGCTGATTCTGGTTGATAAACAGGGGCGGCTGTATGCCGGGGATAACATCATATTTGACGCGCCGGACTGGGCACGCTGTACCGTTGACCCCTTCGGGTATGTTATCGAAGGCGTGAAATTAAATGGTGATGTGGTCAGCAAGAATGGAGGTGGCGGTAGCGTCGAACCTGTGCCTTCTGTACTGGAGAGCAGCGCAGCAGCGCACTGGCTGTTTGGCTATGAGTCCACGTCGTATACGAGCCGTGTGGGGTATAAAACGCTGACACCGCAGGCCGCGCCGGAATTCAATAACAATTACATTTCGATCTCCGCCTGGGGCGGCGCGCTGATGACCGATATCCCCGATGCCGGGGAATACACTGTCTGCGCGGTGGTCAGGGTACCTGAACAGGCTCCGTTAACCGACTGCGTGGTGATTTACGGCACACAGAACGGGTATTCACTTCGGGATGACGACGACACCTACACAGGCAATCAGCTGTCGATGTTTTCCGACAGGGATGATCGGCGATGGCTGCGTGTGAAAAATTCCGGTTACCGGGGAACGTCCCGGCATTATCCGACACTACAGCCGCCTGTCGGCCAGTGGCTGTTCATTTCACATGTGGTGAAACTTGAAGGCAGCGGACTGCGTTACCAGGCAATCAGCGTGGGTGGCGAAGAATATCAGATGCTGCGCGAGGCCGATGCAGATCGCCTGATTCTTTCCGGCCGCAACATCGCCATTGGCAACGGGTGGTGTGATAACGCCATGTTCAAAACCAAAAATCTCGACATCGCTGAATTCCTCTACTTCGACCATTCGCTTTCTGCGCAACAGGTCCAGGCCGTTTATCACAATTCCCGCCAGCGTATGGCTGAGCGCGCACTTAACTTACAGTAAAGGAGTCTCCCTATGGGCACAGCAATTATGGCCGCTGGCACCGATGCATCAGCGTACGCAAATAATTATCTTCCGCCGGTCACTGGCCCGCTAGCCTGGGCCAATCTGGAAAGCGATCTGCTGCCAGCTGGTCGGCGCCTTAAAAACTTCGGTAGTCTCGGAGGTACCTTTGCGCTGTCCGGTATTGCTCAGCTGGTAGCAAAAGGTGTCGCAGCGGCAGCGGGTACGGAGAGCCGTCTGACTCTGGGCACCTTTACGCCGGATGCTTATACCTTCATCGTACTGGTCGACGTGGGCCCGGATGCAGGGATACTGCGTCACCGCAATATTCGTATCAGCACGAATGCCAGCAAAAAGCTTCAGCGCGTCATGGATGCCGGTACCAGCGTTTCCGATATCACTGCGCCTGCAACGGGCGCGTTCGCCGTATTTCTGTGTGGTGACAGCACCGGGCATGCGTTTGGTATTGTGACGGCTTCAGGCATTCAGAAATCCACCTCCACGGCGGTGAACAGCGGGACGACTGCCACCTGGATGGGAGGGACCAATCAGGCAGGCCTGGCAGCAGCATGGGCAGGCTATGGTTCGGCTTTCTATGACCGCAAGCTTAGTGACAGTGAAATGGAACGGGTGGCAGAACGCCTTATTAAACGGGCGCGTTATCTGGGAGTAACGGTGAATGGCTGATTTGTCGATTTCGGTTATTTCAGACCAGGCATCTGAGAGCAATCAGGCGGGGTGGTGGCATCCCCTTGACAGCTTTCAGGGAGTGGAATGTTACGGGCTGTGTAAAGAGTACGGCACCGCCGGTTATCATCAGGTCGAAATCGTTCGCCGTGATGCCGATGGTACCCTCACGCGGGGAATGTGCAAGAACGTCGACGGGACGGTCGCGGAATTTAACAATGACGTGGGCCATAATCAGCCATCTGTGGTTGTGGACGGTGCGGGATATATCCACGTGTTTACGTCGATGCACGTTAATCTGCTGCGGTACTTTCGCAGCGCGCGCCCTGGCGACGTGTCGCAAATGGTGGATGCGACCCTGGACTTTCCGGATGTGGACTGGGTCTGGACGTACCCGATCACCGGCAGAGGTCCAGATGGTGATGTATATTGCCTGATGCGGGTCGCCAGCCGGAGCACCATCGGGGAAAATAAACGCGGGGGTATCCTTTACCACTTTGACGTCGGCGCTCTGCGATGGACCCGTTATGCGCATGTGGCTGAAACAGCCAACCGCGCTATTTACCCGGATGATATAGCCATTAACGAGGATGGCGTCCATCTTCTGTTTCAGTGGTCGGCCTACCCGTCTTCTGCCGTCCGCCATGTCGGGGAATATGGCGTCATTGGTACCGATGGACTGATGAGAACGATAAATAACACGCCCCTGCCAATGCCGGTAACGCAGGGACAGCTGGCATATAAGCCATTGCAGCCGGGTGAAAACCCGGCGATAAGTGACGGGCTGAAAATGGGGATTCAGTCTGCGAAATTCGCGTTTGATGGTGAAGGATTGTCGCATATCACATACCGTTTCAGAACCGTGGATGATCCTTCCGGGACCTGGTTCAGTAAGTTCGGGGTCTACGTTGCGACATGGGCGGGGTCTGCATGGAGCGAGCAGCAGATCGCCTACGTCCCGCCGGAGCGGGGAAACACTTCCGCAGCACTGGCGGCAACCGTTCAGGGAGGCAAGCGGAGGGTGTATTTTTCGGTGGAATACACGTCTTCCGGGAATACTGTTGCTGTCATTGTCCTGGCGGAAAATGCAGGTTCTGGATGGGTCTACTCGGTACTCGGTAACAGCGCTCCCACACTTCTGCGCCTGGGGTATGCGCCAGGCAATGGCGGTGATGTGCTTTACGTCTCAGCACCATTTGAGGCTAAGGTGTATCGCTATTTTGTGCCGGAAGATTATTCTCCGGCTCAGCAATTCGCGAGTTTTGATGTGCTGCTGTCGACTCTGGTGTAATTAAAATATCCCCCGGATCAATCCCGGGGGATAGTTGGAAATAGTTACGTAATTAACTGAATCGGGAAGCGCACAGGTTGTAATCGGCAGTCAGTATATCGGTGGCCGTCAGGCCGGATGTACCGACATCATCAACCCGTGCGCGATACAGCATACCTGTCCAGGACAACGGAAACGGATTGCTCGTTCCAACCCGTCGAGTCGTGGGCTCTCCGGGTGGTGTCACCGCCAGTGCAGATGTTGAGGTAAATACCACCACCTTATCGATATAGGCGCGAACAGTATGCTGTGTGCCATCCGCGCTGAACTCGCATTCAACGGCGAACTGATGCCGCCCTCCATCAAACAGGGGGAGCAGATTGCTGGTCACCACGTAATTTTTTCCACGTACGGCCAGCTCTATTTTGGTCGGTTGTCCAGTTGCATCGGTCGTCGGCACAACTGATAAAAGCGCATTCGCATAGCCGTTTGTTTCGGTCGTGGAAAAATGCAGGAGCTGGTTGTTGAAAGTGGACAGGGACCCGGCTTTCGTAACTTTTACCCAGGCCATAAACATCCAGTGCGTATCGCTGACTTTCATGCAGCTGGCGGCATCCAGATCAAACCCGTCGTTTTTTACGCCAGCGAACACCATGCCTTTATTTGCTGCGCTGTAGGTTTTAGCCAGGGAAAACGCCCCGGTGTGATCGTTATAGGTTAGATCGTGGATTATCGCTCCAGCAGCTAAATCTTTACCTCCTCCCATTGCGTCGACGGCCATATCAAATACGCTACGGGTACCTTTGTTAATGCTTTTATCGCGATAAAATTTCTTCCCGGTATCGTTAACCACTCCCTTTAACACCTCAATTCTTCCGCTCATTACAATACCCACCCTTTTAATTTCATAAAGTTGTAAACGAACTCGGCATTAACATCTGCTCCGGCATACAGCGCATATTCTGGTGTGACTGAACCAGATATACTCTGGCTTGGGTGCAAATTGTCGTAACGTAACGATCTCGGTGTTACGCCATTATTGATATCTTCGACATCTCCTGGTGACGTCGGGTTATAATGATTCATAAAGTTTTGCAGCAGATCGACACCATTAATCTGGCAATAATTATCTGGAAAATTCTGTTTGTATAAATTATTTAAAATACGCACGTAATTATTATTGGTTGAACCCGTTGGCTCAGTCCCACCAGGAAAATCAGGCAATATCACAAAGCGTTTTCCTATCGATTTAAGCCATGACACCATCGCCAGCGCGTTACTGATTATCAAATCAATCTCAGAAATGTTATTTCGACCCAGCCAGAAAATATTAATACACTCATCATGCTGATCGTACCGGGTTCCGCCCGGCGCGCCGTTTGTTACTGAAAACCCTGTTATCGGATAAACGATCACCGGAGTGGGCACACTGACTGTCACCGCAGCGCCTGCCGCAGTCCTGGTAAACGTCGCATTCGTCCCGTCCCAGCCAAACATCCCGTCAATACCCGCAAAGGAGCAGGCAATACTGGTGGCGGCAGCATTACCAAAAATGCGATTTGGGCCTGGTTTGGCAGGGCTTAACGTCACTGCACCAGATGCGGGGATGACTCCGCCAGCAGGAGTGTAAAACGTTCGGGCAGATCCCTGGCGGCTGGCGATACCTTCCGATGTCAGTCCCGACTTGCCAAAATTGTAGGTATAAAGGCCCGTCAGCTGGGCAAGCCGTGAAAGAAAACGGCCGTTCTCCATGAAGCTGTGTCCCCAGCCGACAATTTTAGGCCTGGCGATATAGGGATATTCTTTAAAGTCTGGCCCATCGGCATAGAACAACCCACCGGGGGCGTTGTCGGCTCTGTCTGACGTCCATACGATCCGGTTCAGAATATCCGGGCGGGGGTTCGTTTCGTTACTGTTTCCTGACGTTACGACGATTTCTTTCTTATTCTCAGTGTCATAAACGCGAACCTGTGATTTCCCGCTGGCGTCGATCTGCGTGAATGGTGCGTAGGGGTTAACTTTTGGCGGTTGTAAAGAAAACAGATAAGCCTGTTGCCATCCGATGGATCGCTGTATGTACTTATCCAGATCAAACTGAATGTTTTTATCTTCGTCCAGGATGACATATCTCGCGGGGTTCAGCTCATACTCACCCGATGCGGAGCTGAATTCCGTTGTGCCGCTGAGCACTTCGAGGTTTGTTTTATCCATCGTTCCCAGAATACCAGCAGGATTAATACTCTTCCCGTTAACGGACAGGCCACAGAAATCAAATAAGCCGTTTTTCAGCGCGATCAGAATGTTGTATTCGCTGTCCACCACAACAGAATCGTATTCATCGTTTAATTCTGTCATCGTCCTGAACGTCGTGGTTTCAGACAGCGCAACCAGGGGGATCAATTTACTGACCACAATATCGGAGGGCATACGCCTGCCGGTCGCGGTGAGTGTGCCGCTGATATTGATGTATTCATCTGCGAGAGCATCGTCGGCTGTGCTACGAACGAACGTCGCAGAGCCGGGTGGAATGTTCGCGATATCCGCCTGCGCTTCCGGGAGGGTCATATACTGACGGCTCAACGGAACCAGGTTGCGCCGGATATCGTCCAGCGTAGTCGAAATCCGCGACATGATACCTCGCCAGGTATCCAGATCAGCCCCGGAGCGGTCAGGGAAAACCAGTGCCAGGCTATTCAGCAAATTATCCAGGCGAGTGGCGTTATCGAGCAGCACCGCGGGCGAAGTGCTCCCAAGAGGCGGATCAAAGGCCATGTTTTTTTGCTCCAAAACGGTA